ATTGCGTCTGCCGTAGTGAAGAAACTTCCGCCAAGGGTATTTGACGCACCGTCTTGAGCAAAATCAGTCGTCACCTTTGAAGCAGGAACATTGTCGTAAAGGTATTCACCTTCTGGACTCACCCCGAGAGTTCCTTTGGCAGTTCCGAGTTGCCCGGTAGTCTCTGGAATGAATACGCCAGTAGCATTGGTGCAAGCAAAGTTTTTACTGGTAGTGGCTGTGTCAGAGAATTTTGATCTGTCAACCGTGACGGCTGCTTTGATCGCATTGAGGATTACTGTGTCCTTTTTGCGATTGAACATCGCAGACACATTTTTGAGAAACTGACCGTCAGGACGAACAGCCCGCATTAGAGCGTACTGATCTCTCGGGTCGAACAGTTCTGCGTAATCAACGAATGTCGGATTGACAAGTCTGCGTTCGGTATCCGTTACTTTGTACTGAACTTTTTGTTGAACAGCATTGTCGGCATCAACATGATCTCCGTATGCCTGACCACGCTTGCGACTCTCAAGATCGGTATCGTCGTGTTTCATGTATCGGTCAAAGGAAAGCACTTCGCCACGCATGGCTTCGTTGATGCAGGTGTCCTGCAAGATGCTTTCGGATTGCTGAAGTTCAAGCCTGATGAGGTCTGTATAGGCCCGCTTGAATAGTTTTAGGTAGGATTCGCCCGGATCGGTATGATACGGACCACTATCAACCGCAAAGTTAGGCGGCTGTGGAACGGTAATCGCCATTGGATTAGCCCTCTCGGTAAGTTTTAGTTCTTATCGAGAGGTTGTCCGGCTCCGGGCCTCTCTTGGTGCTTACGGCACCCATTAGTCGCTAGTCTTTCCTAGCGTCAGTCCGGCCCGGAGCGATCTGGGTTGTCGAACAGGTATTAGTAATCACTAAAACCTAAACAATGTCAAGAACGCTTATTGCCCCTAGTCCTATTTCTTCGCTTTGTAACAATCCTTACGTTGGACGGTTTGTTTGAGCCACCTCTGCTTTGTGGCACAATATGATCGACCTCACGGGCATCTCCAGGCTTTAGACCCGCTCGTCTTCTAGCCTTATTAGAATTGTTACGAGCGTCTTTGGCTGAACGCTTGGAATGGAAGAGAGCAGTCTCCCTAGGGTAGTTTCTCTTTTTCCCCGGCTTCTTGGGCCTCTTGCGAACACCATTTGCTTTCTTCTTAGTTGCCATTAGGCATACCTCCGGCCAGTTCCAGTCCTTCTCTCTGATGCGTAGAGTGCCCTTACTTTCCTCTTTGCGGCATCTGGTGAGGAGTGTGTGCTAACCACCGGGCCTAGGGCACCGGAGGATTTTAGTTTGTGGACCTTCTTGCCAACTGCTTTCCACGGCATGGTTCCTCCTTAGAACTTAAACTCGCTAGCGAGTCTTGGATCATTGATTCCCTCGTAACCAGCGTCTAGCAACTTCTGCTGGATGTCCATGAACTCAGCGAAATGCTCCTCATAATCAGGATGCCTAACGTCTTGCAAGGAACCGATCTTGCCGATCTTACGTCCCCTTGCTGCTAGATTCTTGGCACTAGATTCGCCAAATCCAGTGGGTGCAGTGGTGCCGGGTGTGGTGTCATCGCTCATGCTTTCTCCCAGTGTAACCATGAACTCCATAACTGCGGGGTGGTGTCCCATGCCAGTAGAGTCCATGACTTGTTTCAAATCGGGGTTTTCTTCAATCAAGCCGTTCAACGCACGTTCGGCCAAGGCGCTTTTTTGATCTAACTGATCTCCGTAACGCTGGGCAACTGTTCTCTTCCATTCCTCGACAGACTCTCTGTTCTGATTGTTCCTAACAGTAGTCTTCTCATTTTCGGCTTGAATGAAAGTATTAGCCATTGCCTCCCATTGCTTGATTGACACCCCTTGGGAGTGTGCCGCTTCTCTGGCTGACTTTAGCGCCGAAGAGAGAACCTCCGGTGCGCTATCCGGTGTGGGATACCCTTCAGCAGATTGAGGCGCACCCATAGTCTGGTGGAACTGGTCCCACTCTTCTTTAGGTGCGTCTTCAGATGGCACTCTTGCTTGCTGGCCTAGTTTCTGGCTTAGTTGGTTATACGAACTAGCCAGATCGCTGACCGAATCAAACTTTTCAAGTAACGCATCTCTGTTGTCCATATCTGTGGGCAGAAATTCGTTAAGTTCACTCATTGCTTTCTTTCTCCATTATCCTTGTGCCTTGTTGAATCAAGGCAACGATTTTGAAGTATGCTGAACGCATACCTTGTCTTTTTGCCATTGCGTATGGATCTATCGGAAGCCTCTCTGTTCTTCCCGCCGCTTCCATCTCCTTGTTGTAGACTTCTTCAGGCTCTAGCGTTTGTTCAACGCCTAGCACTTTCTTTAGGTAATCTAGAACCCTTGCACCCTTTTCGGACTCAAAAAGGTTCTTGGTGTCTACCATGAAGCCGTTCTCAATATCACTTAGCATTAAACTCCTTGTGCTTCAGGAGGTATTTCCTGTGGGGCGGCTCCTTGTTGTGCAGCCGCTTGCTGCGCTTGTTGCTGCGCTTGTGCCATTTGTTGTTGCTCCATTTGCTCTGCTCTGGCTCTACGTAACGCTTCAACCTCTTCAGCAGTGCGTAGTATCATTGCCGGAATGTCACTAACCATTGCGTCATATCTAGCAACCTGATCTGGAGAAATGTCGTCCAGGAACACAGGGTTCTGTGTTGCCTGATACAAAGCCAAACGCCTCTCCAGGAACGCCTGTACTCGCATACTGCCCGAAGCCTTCTGAGCCGTGAAGAATGGCGACTGGTATGAGATCTCCAGTTCTGCTTCTGGCAACTCAGCCGCTAGCATATCAAACTCTGGAAGATAGCCAGACCTTCGCATGACTTCAATAATGCCATCCATCAATGGGTCCAGGAACTCGTAGTTCACAATGTCGGCAGTAGCACTCAATCTTTGCAGTGCCCTCGATTGCCTCTGACGGCTTTCCTCCGCGCTTCTAGGTTGAGACTCTGGCTCCGTTAGCAAATCTCCAAGGAAAGCCTTGAGGATCTGCTCCCTGTCTTCTTTAGCCATAGCGTCTGCAACTTGGTAGTTGGTTCCGCTCTTGAGGTATTGCGGCCCCTGCTTAACTGCGGGTCTAGTTATCATCAGTCCATTGGGGGCGATGTCTAGTTCTACCATCGTGTCGTGTTCGACCATGAGCGGTGGATTCAAGTCCTTGCCAGCCGCTATGAGAATCTGCCTACGCAGTTCATTGATTCCCATTGCGTCAGGCCTAGCCAAGTGTCCACGTCCACGACCATACTCTTCTCCGTCTACTACCATCCACCTAGCAATGACATAGGGACAGAAATCAAAGCCACCCTCTCGAATAACTTCAGGGCTACCAGATACGCTATCTTCTACACCAGTAATGTAGACAGATACCCAAGGCTTGTCTTCCGCTGTTTTAATGCCAGCCTTTGGAATCGTGTTTTCGTTTTCATAGACGAAATGAAGAAAACTAACCTGCTCCATTGGCTGCTTCATTTTCAGATTTGCATCTACGTCAGCGCCAGCCTTTCCATCGAAGAAACGATATGCGTCGATGGCTGTCATTTGTATTCGGCGCACCATGAAGAAGGGTTTCCCCTTGTGACCTATCTGCCACCACATATGGGCAATAGGGATAGCCTCGAAAATCAAACCGCCGAAGGTAGACCCTTGCGCTCCTAGTTTGGGAGTGTCCTCTCGAACGTGAAGGGTTCCGTTACCCAGTACCGCAAAGTCCCTAAGAAAACCAGCGGCTTCGGTATAGAAGTTAGAGTCAGACAAGGCTCCTAGTATTTTATTAGCAATCCTATCCAAGACCTGCCTGATTGTTACGTCATTGTCATAGGGAGGCTTTGCCCTCAAGCGAACCCAGTCCGTACCGCTAGGTATGATCGCTCCCTTCAGGAAGTTCACAAACGTATCGGCGGCTTGCATTGCTGTGGAGTCAAAGACCCCAATGACCCTACGACTGCCGGGAGATTTGTTTGTAGAAATATCCCCCCGGTAGGGCATCATCAAATCGCTTATGTCTTGCCACGAACCCTCAAAGTTGCTTCTCCTGCCTTGCAAATAGGAGAACCGCTCAAGGAGTTCTTCGGCTGTTCGTTTTGACATTGCTTACCCACCTGCCCTTGGTCGTGGCCCACCTCTACCACCCATAGAAGATTTACCTCTGCGTGTGCGGCGTTTCTTCAGTTCTTTTTGTTGCTTGCGACGAATGGCGGCATTCCGTGNCTTCCGGCGGGAGGGTTGCCTAGGCCAAGTCTATCTTGGACAACCTTAGCAGCCCCCATATATGAACCCAACGCCCCCTTCGCTAGGATCTTCCTGGATTTCCTTATGCGTTCCTCTCGCTCCAAGCGTTTCTTTTTTGCTAGGCTTATAGAGATGTCGGTTTTCTTCTTAGCCTTCTTCTTGGTTTTCTTCTTGGATGTTTGTTTTGACATTGCTACTAATCACCTCTGATACCGTAGCGTATCGCCCGGTTCACACTAGACCTACGATTTGTCTTCTTAGATGCTTTCTTCTTGGTAACTTTTTTCTTAGCCGTCTTCTTAGGAGTGGTTTTCCTACGGGGTGCTGTTCCAGTCAACTGAGAACCAGTCGCACCCGTAGTATATGTAGGTCTACGGGGAGGGACGCTAGAAGAACCCCCACGTCTCGGGCCACCTGCGGGAGCGGGAGGGGACGCTGCCGAACTTGCCGCACGACCAGCAGCCAGACCTCTCACTTTGGCAATAATCTTCTTCCCTCGTTTTCTTCCTCTACTTCTCGCCGCCGCCATTCGTTCTTCTCTAGTCAAGCCGGGAGGGGCCGGGGGACCAACTTTATTGGGACGAAACGCAGAGATTTTTCTTGATTTAGTCTCCCGTAGTCGTTTTTCGGCTGCTCGCAGTGTCGCCTTGCTGCCCGGACCCTTTTTATTCTTCACACTTCTGAGGTGTGCCTCTGCCCGACGAACCTCTTTGAGTTTCCCAGTTCGACCAGAGGCACTAGCCGCCTTGTTGGCAGAAGAGATCCCCTTACGCACTGACCGCACTCCTTTGGCAACCGCTTTGTCAGCGGCACCCAAAACCCTACCGGGAGTTCCCGCCACTGCCTTGACTAGTTTCCCACCAGCCTTCGCTGCCTTGCCAACCGCCCGGTCCAGCCTCGTATATTTAGGCTTAGATGGGTAGTATGAAGAGCGAGTCTTTCTGAATGCTTTGACAGCAGCCTTAGCCTTTTTGTTCCCATGG